AATCCTCAATTATTTGTATCAGAACCTTCATATGAAAATCTTGAAGTTGTTGGGGTATCTAGATTAGGAGTTGGAGCAACAACAGATACTGGAATAGGTCTTTTACTTAATGTTGAAGTTGGAGCAAGTTCTACAACTGGAATAGGATCAACATACTTTGAAGTTTCTAAATTTAGTATTTCCAGACAGGGTTACTCTTTCCGAAGAGGAGACGTATTTAAACCAGTTGGATTAGTGACTGCTAAAGGGTTGGCATCTCCATTATCAGAGTTTCAATTGACTGTGGTTGATACATTTTCAGATTCTTTTGCTGCTTGGCAGTTCGGAGAATTTGATTATATTGATTCGGTAAAAAATTATCAAGATGGAGTCAGAACCAGATTCCCACTATACTATAATAATGAATTATTGAGTTTTGAACCTTCAGAAGATTCTCAAGTAAATCTTTCAAATGCACTATTAATTGTTATAAATGGAGTAATTCAAGATCCTGGAGTTGCATACCAATTTGATGGTGGAACTAGTTTCATATTTACAACTGCTCCAAGACCAGAAGATAATATTGCAATTTTCTTCTATAAAGGAACTGATGGTGTTGATGTTATTGTAAATAATTCAATTAATGAAACTCTAAAAAGAGGTGATACTGTACAAGTTCTTAAAAATAATTCAATTCCAGGAACAATAACACAAGACAAGAGAGTAGTATTTGATTTATCATTCTCCGATAAGTTTGAAACTAATTTATATTCAAACCTAGGAGTTGACTCTGAAAATAATAAACCATTAAGTTGGATTAAGCAAAAAGTTGATAGGAAAATTAACGGAGAAGATGTTTATAAAACCAGAGATTCTATTGAGTCTTTAATTTATCCAACTGCTAAGATTATCAAAGATTTTTCAACCACAGATACTCAAATATTTGTAGATAATGCAGAATTCTTTGAGTATGATAATACTATTAGTCCAGAACCTTTTAGTTCTTTAATTGTCAATGGAATTTCTACTATCTCAAGTGGAGCAGTAGAATTAATTTCAAATATTACTTTAATTAACGGATTCTCTGGAATTATTACAGGAATTACAACTACAACTGGCAGTGGAGGAAATCCATTAGCACTTAGATTTCATTTAAATACACCATCATATGCCGGATTACAGACTGGATATCCAATTTACATATTTGATACCCGAGTTGGAAATGGAGTAACTTCTATTGATAGTTCAAATTCTACAGTAGTTGGAATTGGTACGACATTCTTGGACAATATTTACTATATTCATCAATTTTCTTCAACTACAGGAATTATTACCTGTAATATAAATTCCAATACATCTATAGTCGGACTTGCAACTACCGGAAGTGTATCAAATCCAGTAGGCAAATTCTCTTGGGGTAGGTTGTCTGGGTTTAGTAGGTCAGGTTCTCCAATTTCAATAGGAGTAACTGGAAATACTGTGGATGTTGGATTAACAACGTTTGCAACTATTCAAAGAAGAGGAATTGGGATTAGACAAACTGGAGCACTTCCAAAACTATTATAAATACTTAAAAAAAATATTAATATGGCAGCAATCGTAACAGATCAATTTAGAATATTAAATGCGAGTAATTTTATAGACTCTGTTGTAGATAGTAGCAATTCTTATTATGTTTTTTTGGGTTTGGATAATCCTGCACAAGTTGGATTTGGAAGAACTACTACTTGGAATGATGATACCCCAAATCCAACTGATAATTTAGAATATTTAAGTCATTATAGAGATACATCTTTATTTGGTAAAAAAATTACGTCTAGCAATATTAGAAGACTTATAAGAAAAGTTACTTGGACTTCCAATACATCTTATGAGATGTATAGGCACGATTATAGTATTCAGAATCCAACACCAAATTCAAACTCAAGTAGGTTATATGACTCGAATTATTATGTAATTAATAGTGATTTTAGAGTTTATATTTGTATAGATAATGGTTCTTCTGGTACAAATTTAAAAGGAAATAAATCTCAAGATGAACCTACATTTACAGATTTAGAACCATCTGCAGCTGGAATAAGTGGAGATGGTTATATTTGGAAATATCTCTTTTCAGTCTCTCCAAGTGATATTGTGAAGTTTGATTCAACAGAATATGTTGTTGTTCCTAATGATTGGGCAACATCAACAGATTCCCAGATTGTAAGTGTAAGAGAAAATGGTGATTCTGGAGATACAAATCCAAATCAAATCAAAAAAGTATATATTGAAAATGGAGGAAGTGGATATAGTTCTGGTGTCGTTGATATTCTTGGTGATGGATCTGGTGGTAGAGTTTCTATAACAGTTAATAGTAGTGGATCTATTGTATCTACTCAAGTTGTTGCGGGTGGATTTGGATATACTTGGGGAATTGTTGACTTGGGAAGTCTTCGTCCTGGTGGAAGTCTTCCAAATCCAGCAAAACTAATACCAATCATTCCCCCATCAAACGGGCACGGATATGACATTTATACTGAATTAGGAACAGATAAAGTATTAGTATATGCCAGATTTGATGACTCAACAAAAGATTTTCCAACTGATACCAAATTTGCTCAAGTTGGAATTATAAAAAATCCAACTACTTTTTCATCTGATACTGTCATCTTTACAGAAAATCAATATTCATCTCTAGGAGCAATTAAATTAACTTCAGATTTTATTGGAACTCCATCTATTGGAGGAGAAATGACTCAAACTGTGACTAATGGAATTGCAAGGGGTTATGTAGCTTCATATGATAGTGAAACTAAGGTCTTAAAATATTTTCAAGATAGATCCTTGTGTTTTGGAAATAGTTTAGATCAAACTGACCGAAATGATAACTCTACGGTTTATAATTTTGAATCTTCAGCAAATCCTATCAGTCCATTTGCAGGATCTATTGATACTAGTTTTGGATCTCCAACCCCAACAAATAAAGTTACTGTTGGAAGTAAAGTTATAGATTTGGGAGTAACTTTTACAGCAGGTCTTGCAAATCCTGAGATAAATAAAAAGACAGGAGATATAATTTATATTGACAATAGACCCCTGGTAACAAGAGACATTAGGCAAAAAGAAGACATTAAAATTATCCTGGAATTCTAAAAAAAATGACACAGAAAACAGATTTAAACATCAATCCATATTATGATGACTTTGATTCTGAAAAGAATTTTTACAAAGTCTTGTTTAAACCAGGATATCCAGTACAGGCAAGAGAGTTAACAACTCTTCAATCTATTTTACAGGATCAGGTAAAGTCTTTTGGAAGTCATATATTTAAAGAGGGATCAGTAGTTATTCCCGGAAATATTGCCTATGACGGAAATTTTAATTCCGTAAAACTTAACCCAACTAATTTTGGAGTTGATATTTCTATCTATATTAATAATTTTATTGGCAAAAAAATAACAGGGCAAATATCGGGAACAACAGCAATAATTCAATTTGTTGCTCTCCCTGATGGAGAAAATGTAGAAGATTTAACAATATATGTAAAATATTTGGATTCTGATAATAATTTTCAGTTTAATCCTTTTGAAGATGGGGAATCATTAGTTGCGGAAGAAAATATAACTTACGGTAACACTACTATTAATGCGGGAACTCCATTTGCATCATTAATAGCATTGGATGCAACATCTGTAGGTTCTTCGGCATCTATTGGTGATGGAATTTATTTTATTAGAGGTTATTTTGTTAATGTATCTAAGCAAACCATAATTTTAGATAATTATACAAATACACCTTCATATAGGGTTGGTCTAAAAATTGACGAATTAATTCTCAATGCTGGAGATGATAGTTCATTGTATGACCCCTCTAAGGGATTTACAAACTATGCGGCACCTGGAGCAGATAGATTTAAGATTGATTTAACTCTAACAAAGAAATTAATATCAGACCTTAATGATACTGATTTTGTTGAACTTTTGAGAATTGAAAATGGAAAAATTAAAATAATTGAGCAAAAAAGTCAATATGATATAATTAAAGATTATATGGCAGAGAGAACTTATGATGAATCTGGTGATTATACGGTAGAACCATTTAATCTGTCCGTAAATAATTCTTTAAATGATAGATTGGGTAATAATGGTTTATTTTTTAATACAGAAACTACCGAACAAAAAAATACACCATCAGAAGACTTAATGTGTTTAAAAATATCCCCAGGAAAGGCTTATGTGAAGGGATATGATATAGAAAAAATTTCAACAACTATTATTGATGTTGATAAACCGAGAGATACTAAATCTATTTCGAATGTAAATATTCCCTTTGAAATGGGAAATATTATAAGAGTAAATAATGTATATGGAGCACCAAAACCAAAATATACAATAGATTTATATAATCAACTCAATTCTACCGGATCTATAATTGGCAATGCACGAGTATATAGTTTTAGTTTAACTGATGCTGCCTATAGTAATGATGCCACTAATTGGGATCTATATCTTTATGATATTCAAACTTATACAACTCTTGTTCTAAACTCTACAATATCAAGTACAGAATTACCCGCAACATCGTTTGTAAAGGGAAAACGTAGCGGTGCTAG